AGAAAGAAGCAACCATGAAAGATATTGTTTTTGGCGGGAAGGGGTGAGACGAGTGAGAGAAGACCTGAATAATATTGGTATTGTAGCCCTTGATTACATGTACCGGTTTAGTGGGCTGGAAGTCGAGATCAACGACGGACGGATAGTAGACCATACATACATGTGGGATAGAACGGAGGCCGAGAAATGAGCAAGCGCAAGAATGGTACATACAGAGCCGCCGCAGCTGCCGGTCTTAATCCGTATGGCTGGGGAAACGGTAAGGCAAGAAAAAAGCCGCATGAGTACCGGAGAAATGAAAAGAGCCCGGCAGGTGCGAACTGCCATGGCTCAAGTGACTGATAAATAACTTATGACCCTATTATATAGGGAACTTCGGAGGAAATCAATATGTTATCGAAAAAAGATGTATCAACCTACGTTGAGAGAATGCAGGATATTGCAGAGAAAAAGGTTAAGGAAGAATACGATGCGGCCTGCTCAGCGGAAAAAAACAGGATTTTAGATGAGAGTGGAATCCGTGAACCTATAAAAAAGATGCAGCGCCTGGTAAATCAATTGGTAAAAGAAAATAGGGAACTTAATGAGATTTTAAAAAATGCTTCAGAGCTTACCAATCATAAATATAGTTGTGACGGTATTACAAGGAAACTGTCTGATATTGAAAATGTGGAGAAAGCAGCACTAAAGTATTTAGAATATGAATCTACCGAACTTGTCCGGCTAAAGAAGACGTATGAAGATACCATTCGCAAAGTCCGCGCAAATTATACCGCAGTCATGGCAGAAGTTAAAAACAAAACAAATGCGAAGCGTGCAGTGGAATACCTTAAAGAACTCGGTTTTGATGTTTCCGCGCTGGAACAGATGCAGAATACCGAAATAATGGTGCAGTTAGATAAGCGTTATTTGTTTGTTGGAGGTAATCAGAATGAGAAATAATACAATTTTGATTTCTGTACCTTTGGAAAGTTTTTCTGCTGGTGTGGAAGCGCTTGCCAGAATCGAAATAATGAAAAGAAGTGTACAGGAAAGCAAGTATGGCCCTTCCAAAAAGGAGATAGCGGCAATTCTTGGATTTGAGCTTTCTCCAGAGGGCACGGAGGAAACATAAATGTATGTAGGAATCTGTACAGAGACAGGCAAGGTGGTGTCTGATGAAGATGCTTTTCGATATGCCATAGAGCGTATAACAAGTGGAAGGCCAGATGAACAGCAAGAATTTCTTGAATGGTACTATTCTGGAAATTGGGTAAAGGAGGATATCACGGATGACAATTCTTGAAAAGTTATCAAAGATTCAATCAGAAATAAAAGTCCCAAAGACACTCCATAACAGTTTCGGAGGATATAACTACAGAAGCGCGGAGGGTATACAGGAAGCGTTTAAGCCATATGCCACGAAATATGGTGTTGCCCTGATCCCCACGCAAGAATTGATAATGATCGGAAACAGATATTATGTTCAGTCTACAGCTACTTTATATGATATTGAAACTGGAGAATTTGTAAAGGCTACGGCCCATGCAAGAGAGGCTGAAAATAAAAAAGGAATGGACGAAAGCCAGATAACCGGAACTGCTTCCTCTTATGCAAAAAAATATGCATTATCGGCACTACTGCTTCTCGACGATTCCAAAGATGCAGATACAGACGAATACGTACAGGAACAAAGCGAGGAGGAGGCCACTACTGCGCAGAAGAAAACAATAGAATCCATTTGTAAGAAACATAAAATTGATGTTGAACAATTATGCCGAATTAATAGCTTGGAATGGAAAACTTTAACAGATGTAAGCGCTGGTAAGCTGCTTAATAGCTTAAAAATGAAATTTGGTGATGAATAGGGGCGGGTGTAATGTACGAATACGCACGGATAACAGGGTATAAACCAGTTCAAGATGGTACATATTTACAGATTTTTGTACCTAATAAAAATCTCATGGAGTCGATCGAAGAAAAGAAAATGAGGAACTGTAACGTCTGGCTTGATGATGGGCGGCACATAAGCGCAGAGCAACGGAAAAAGGCATACGCAACTATTAACGATATAGCAGCCTTTACCGGAGAGATGCCGGAAGTCATGAAAGAATGGCTCAAATACCTGCACATATACCGTACCGGCTGCGAGTACTTTTCACTCTCGTCTTGCTCTATGGATACAGCCAGGGAGTTTATCAATACAGTACTGGATTATGCACTGGAGGCTGGAGTACCGCTTTTAGATTTCGCGCTTAACCGTACTGATGATATAGGACATTACCTGTATGCATGTCTGAAACTTAAAAAATGTGCTATATGTGGCCGCCCGGGAGAGATTCATCATGTCGATGCTATCGGGATGGGAAATGACCGAAGAACGCTTGATGATTCGGAGCACCGAAAGATATGCCTGTGCCGTGTACATCATACAGAGGCTCATACAACCGGTTTTGATACCTTTTCGAACAAGTATAAGGTATACGGTATAAAGTACGAGGAATAAGCCTTGTCGGCTCTGAAACGGGCCTTTAGATAGGGGGCAAGAATTAATGTGTCACGAACATAATAATTGCCATGGTATTGCCTCCGCCGTCTTTCGTCTGGCGGCGGGGGAACAAAGGAGGAATTACAGTGAGTTATATAGATTTAAGCGGTATGCATTTTGGGTTTCTGGTGGCTCGTGAATATGCAGGAAAGGGATACTGGAAGTGTCAATGTCTTAACTGCGGAAAAGACAAACTGGTCAAAGGGGAACATCTTAGACTGGGGAATGTAAAGTCCTGCGGCTGTTTGAAGGAAGAGCAGGAGACACGCGGAAAGAGGGATACAAACAGCTATGTTATACGTACTCACAAAGGTGAGGAAATTAACGTAGATGCCGAAGATGTGGATAGACTGTCAAAACATTCATGGTCGATCGGAATAGATGGATATCCACAGGCCAGGGTAAATGGAAAGATGATGCGTATGCATGAGTATTTGATCGGGCAGTACCGCGGTGATGGACTTATGATCGATCATATCAACCATAATCGAGCTGATAACCGGAGAAGTAATTTACGAATCGTTACCCCGGCTCAAAACGCCAGAAAATCAGGGATTGAGGTGTAGGAATGGCAAACAAGAGAATGTTCTCAAAGGCAATTATTGACAGCGATATGTTCCTGGATATGCCGAAATCAGCCCAGGCGCTTTACTTTCATCTCGGCATGAGGGCGGATGATGATGGATTCCTTGACAATGCAAAAAAGATTATGCGCAGCATTGGAGCCAGTGAGGACGATTATAAAATTCTTGTGGCAAAAAATTACATAATCCAGATGGAAAAGGGGATCTGTGTAATCACACATTGGTGGGTCCATAACTACATCCAGAGGGACCGCTACAAGGAGACAATCCACCTCGAAGAAAAGGCACTTTTGACCCAAACAGAGACCGGCGTATACACTTTGGATACAGAATGTGTACAGCCTGTATCCGTTTCGGCTTCTCAGATTAGATTAGATAAGATTAGTATAGATAAGATTAATAATAATATACCGGCTTCCGCTGACGCTACAGCCTCACCTGACGTCAAAGTAAAACATAAATACGGAGAATTTAGACATGTTATGTTGACCGATGATGAAAAGGGAAAACTACAGGCTGAATACGGCGAGGGTATGGCAGAAAAAGCAATCACGTTCCTTGATGAGTATATCGAGATGAAAGGCTATAAAGCAAAGAGCCATTATCTGGCAATCCGTAAATGGGTGATAAATGCGGTGAAAGAAGCTGAGCAGAAGGACAAAGGACGGACAGGAAAACAGAAAACAAATCAGTTTCAGCAGTTTCCACAGCGCGAGGTTGATTATGACGCTCTGGTAATGCAGGGACTACAGGATATGGGAGATGGTGAACATGGGAAAGAGATATAATCCCGAAAATTTTGTTGACAGGGGATACATGGATTCCAAATTTGCGGAACTCAGAACGGAATTGATTACGTACTTTGACGGCAGATTACGGGAACTACAGGAAGGGATATGTACAGAATCGAAGCCTTTGGCGGCAGGAAAGAAGACAGCAACACCTGTTAGAAAGCAGGAAGGGGAGCCAGACCCGTACATGATTTGGAAAATGAACATGAATAAAAGAGGTACTGAACTGGCGAAGAAATATCCGAAGCAAAATGATTCGTTAAACACTGTATTGCGGAAGATATACCTTAAAATGGATCGGCAATATGGGGTTTGCCTGGCACAGGAAGTAAAAGACTGTAAAGGCGGATCAGATAAAAAACCATCAACGCTTGAGGCTATTTCTCGAAGTGAAAAGTTAAGAAATCTTTTTGAATCGATCCTCTACAACATGGAGGATGAGTGCAAGCTCCGTGAGGAAAAGACCCAGGCAGCAGATGCAGACATGCTTGCCCGTACCCGTCAGGAGATCATTCAGCCGCTTATTGATGCCCGCAACGATCACAGCATATACGGCAGCGCCACATACTCAGCCGTGGGAGCCAGAATGAGAAAGAAGGGAATTGATTTCGAGTCGGTCGAAGCGGCATACCGCGGGAAAACTGGGATCAAGAGGAAAATCAAACACAACGAGTTGATCGACAATGATGCAGACCTGAAAAAGAAATTTGCGGAGACTGTAGCTGAGATGCTTCACGAGGCCGGAAAGGCAGACCATGAAAGAGCGTCATAAGCAGATCAGAGATTACATTGTCCA